CGTTGGCGAAGCCATTACCAGAAAAAGGGCAATCCTCCTTAGTCCAACAGGATCAGGAAAATCTCTAATAATCTACACATTATTGCGATGGTATCTCGAATCTTACGATAAAAAAATACTTATCATTGTTCCTACAACTTCTTTGGTTGAGCAAATGTATTCGGATTTTGCCCAATACGGATATAATGTAGAAACTAATGTGCATCGGATATACTCAGGAAAAGATAAAACTACAGATAAAAGAATTGTTGTTAGCACGTGGCAATCAGTGCATAGATTACAGGCTCAATGGTTTCAACAATTTGGGTGTGTATTCGGTGATGAATGCCATGGATTTAAATCAAAATCATTAATGACTATAATGAACAAATGTAGTGAAGCAGAATTTAGATTTGGAACAACAGGAACATTAGATGGAGCTCAAACACATGAACTCGTACTCCAAGGTTTATTCGGTAAAATATACCGCGTTACCACAACAAAAGCCTTACAAGATAACGATACTCTCGCCAAGCTCTCGATTAAACGACTCGTACTTGACTACTCAGAGAAAGTACGTAAGGACTTTGGTCCGAGAACATATCAGGATGAGATCGACTACATTGTAACACATGAAAAACGAAATAATTTTATTAAAAATCTAGCTATAGATATGAAAGGAAATACTCTTGTACTATACAATTATGTAGAAAAACATGGTAAACCATTGTTTAATTCTATACGTGATAAAGCTGATCCATCAAGAAAGGTATTTTTTGTATCGGGAGATACACAGACATCTGATAGAGAAGCAATTCGTGGTATAGTTGAGAATCAAAAAAATGCTATTGTAGTAGCATCATTAGGAACATTTAGTACAGGCATAAATATAAAAGAATTGCATAACATTATATTTGCTTCTCCATCAAAGTCGCAAATACGAGTACTACAGTCAATTGGACGAGGTTTAAGAAAAAGCAGCGATGGTATTATAACACAATTATATGATATTACCGATGATTTAAGCTGGCAATCTCGCCAAAATTTTTGTTTATTACATTCATATGAAAGGCTAAAAATGTACAAGAAAGAAGAGTTCGATTATAAAACTTATAAGGTTCAGCTATGATTAATATTAAACAGCTAAAACTTGCTAATGATGAAGAAATTATTTGTGAAGTAGTAACTGAACCATCAGAAGCAGAGCCTGATCTTGTCGTACGCAAAGTATTAAAATTGATGTGTGTTGACGACTATGAACGTAATGTTAGATATTATTCATTCAAACCATGGATGTCATTTACTCAAGATGTATCTGATTTGCAGACTTTAAATTCTTTGCATATTATTGGGCAAATGAATCCATCTACAGATCTTGTAGTCCATTACGCTAAAGCAATCTTAGAAGTAGAAACTTCGAATGAATCGAGGAGAACATTGAATTTAGATGAGGTACTTTCTGAGGTAGATATCGATGAGATGTCTGAAGATGAAATGGATTCTTATCTCAAATATAAATTTGCTGAAAAAGATAATAATGAGGATACGGCATATGTTGATGAATATACTGACGATTCTGGGAGTTCAAAAGTAATTCAGTTCAAGCCGAAAGGAACAATGCATTAATGGAATTATTAAATTTTTTAAGACAAATTTTTAACTACGTTTTAATCAATATAATTCTTTATTTCTTATTATATCAAATCGCGATGTTTTTTTGGTAGGGTCTATCTCTTCCCTCCAAAGCATGCTTTATTATACCATATAAATAAGCTTTTGTACATGCATAAAACGCACAAGATAGAAATAAAATAACTGTTTACATTTGAAGCCCACTGTGGTATAATAACCTATATTATGAAGGAGAATAATAATGGCACGTTCAAAAAGAGCTAGCATCCATTATGTAAATAACGCAGATTTTTCACAAGCAGTAGTTGACTACGTTACTATTGTTCAAGAAGCTAAAAAAAATTCAAAGCAGCTTCCAATCGTACCTGATTATATTGCTCAGTGTTTCTTACGAATCGCTGAAGGTTTGTCTCACAAATCTAACTTTATTCGCTACACATATCGCGAAGAAATGGTCATGGATGCAGTAGAGAATTGTTTAAAGGCTATTGAGAACTATAATATTGAGGCAGCCACTCGTACTGGAAAACCTAACGCATTTGCATATTTTACACAAATTACTTGGTATGCCTTTCTTCGTAGAATTGCAAAAGAGAAAAAACAACAAGACATTAAAATTAAATATCTTACAAAATCTGGTATTGAAAATTTTGTTGATAACGAGATGGGTGACGAAATGACTCAACAAGTTGTCGGAGCTTTTGTAGATACATTACGAGATCGAATCGAAAAGGTACGACACGTAGATGTAGAAGTAAAGGAACTTGTAAAAGAAGAAAAGAAAAAACGCAGAGCGCGCTCAGTTGATTCTGATTTATCGGACTTTTTAAAATGAAAAAATTATGGAATAAAGTAAAGTATTACTATCTTACACACGATGGTATTGAAATGCTTTTGTTTGCATGTGTATTTGGCTCTTTCGGCTGGATGGCTTATCATGCAGTAGTTGGTATTATAGGTAGGTTCTTTTGAAAGTAGCAGTATTAAATGACACGCATTGCGGTATACGTAACTCTTCCGAAATCTTTCTCGAAAATGCAGGGAAGTTTTACTCAGAAATCTTTTTTCCTTACTGTCAAGAGAATGGCATCGAACAAATCTTACACTTGGGCGACTATTACGACCACAGGAAATTTGTAAACTTTAAAGCCCTCAACCATAATCGTAAGGTATTTCTTGATCCTCTACGAAAGTATGGTATGAAAATGGATATTATTCCAGGAAATCATGATACGTATTTTAAGAATACTAATGATCTAAACTCATTAAAAGAATGTCTTGGTCATTATATGAATGAAATCCACATTGTGATGGAACCCACAGTCATGGAATATGGTTCATTAAAGATTGCTTTGTTGCCTTGGATTAATGCAGAAAATTATCAATCGTCAATGAAATTTGTAGCAGAATGTAAAGCTGATTGGTTGGGTGGTCACTTAGAACTTCAAGGTTTTGAAGTAATGCGTGGATTAAAAAATGAGCATGGCCAAGATGCATCGCCATTTAAAAGATTTGAACAAGTGTTGACTGGCCATTATCATATCCAATCTAAACAAGATAATATTTGGTATCTTGGTTCTCAGCTAGAATTCTTTTGGAATGATGCGCATGAAGATAAACACTTTGCAGTAATTGATACTGAAACCCGTGAGATTACTCAAATTAAAAATCCGCACACTTTATTTGAAAAAATAGTGTACAATGATAACGAAACAGAGTATAATAACTATGATGTTTCGCACTTAGATAATAAATTTGTAAAGATCGTAGTGGTCAATAAGGCAGATCAATTTACATTTGATCGATTTGTTGATCGCATTCAAAATAGAGATATTTACGAATTGAAAATTGCTGAAAACTTCAGTGAATTTATAGGTGAGAATGTTGATGATGACAATATGAGTTTTGACGATACACAAGAGATTGTCGATACTTATATTGATGCTGTTGAAACAGAGCTTGATAAAAATAAAATTAAAAATCAAGTTCGCGAATTGATGATTGAAGCGCAAGCACTTGAGGTTGCATGATTAATTTTAATAAACTTCGTTATAAAAATTTCCTATCTTCTGGAAATACATTTACTGAAATCAATTTAAACGAACATAAAACTACATTAGTAGTAGGAGGTAATGGTGCTGGTAAATCAACTATGCTCGATGCATTATCCTTTAGTCTTTTTGGTAAGCCACACCGAAATATTAATAAACCTCAATTGGTTAATTCAATTAATGGTAAAGGATGCTTGGTTGAGGTTGAGTTTTCTATTGGTCAAGGACAGTTTAAAGTAGTACGTGGTATTAAACCACAAATATTTGAGATCTGGAAAAATGGTACGATGATTAATCAATCATCTCATTCAAAAGAATATCAAAAAATTTTAGAAGCAAATATTCTAAAACTAAATCATAAATCATTTCACCAAGTTGTTGTGCTTGGTTCTTCTTCGTTTATTCCATTTATGCAGCTATCTGCATGGGTACGCAGAGAAGTAATCGAAGATTTGCTTGACATTAATGTATTCTCAAAAATGAATGTTCTTTTGAGAGAAAAATCAAATAGTTTAAAACAACGTCTATCAGATATAGAACACACACAAGAAATAAACAAAACAAAAATCGACACACAAAACAAATATATTCGTGATATTACAGCTCTTACAAATGAAAGTAGGAACCAATATGAATCTAAGATACATGCATCGCAGAGGTTCATCGATGAATTACAGACTAAGAATAGTGAGCTTAGCGTCGGACTCGATGAATCAATATCTGAAGCCGAAGACGGGCTCGGAT